GAGAAATGGCTTTTGATTATTCTGATTTTGGTGGTCTTAAAAACACTAAAGCAAGTGGATATTCAGGAGATGTTAATTTAACTTTACCAGCTTGCACAGCAGGAGATACAGTTACAGTTGTTTGTGAATGGATTAAAGTTTACGAATAGGATCTTAAATGGCTAATACCACTTCAGGAACTACAACGTTCGACAAAACTTTTTCTATTGATGAAATTATAGAGGAATCTTTTGAACGTATCGGATTAAATTCTGTGGCTGGCTATCAAATGAAGTCAGCCAGAAGATCTCTTAATATCCTATTTCAAGAATGGGGTAATAGAGGTATTCACTATTGGGAAATAGGTAGTACAAGTTTAGATTTAATTGAAGGACAAGCAGAGTATAAATTTTTTAGATCATCTGGAGATGGTACAAGTGCTACTTCTAACCCAAATGGTATATATGGAATGTCCGATGTCCTTGAAGCACAATTAAGAAATAACAGAACCCAGACTACTCAATCAGATAGTCCAATGACTAAAGTAGATAGATCAACTTATGCAGGTTTTTCAAACAAACTTTCTAAAGGAACACCCAATCAATATTGGGTACAAAGATTTATTGATCACGTTAGTATTAGCATTTATCCTACACCTGATTCAACAAACGCATCTAAAGATATGCATTTCTACTACATAAAAAGAATTCAAGACGTAGGAGATTATACAAATGCAACAGACATACCTTTTAGATTTGTACCTTGTATGACTTCAGGATTAGCTTTTTATTTAGCACAAAAATACCAACCACAATTAGTTCAACAAATGAAATTATATTATGAGGATGAATTAGCTAGAGCACTTGCAGAAGATGGTTCAGCTTCAAGTACATTTATTACACCTAAAGCTTATTACCCAGGAACTTAATGTCTAAATACGCAACAGGAAAACATTCAAAAGCTATTTCAGATAGATCGGGTTTAGAATTTCCGTATAGAGAAATGGTTAGAGAATGGAATGGTGCGTTTGTACACTACACAGAGTTTGAACCAAAACAGCCACAACTAGAACCAAAACCAACAGGTGGTGATGGTATTGCACTACTACAAGTAAGGCCAGATAGAACAGAGCCCGCTACAACTGTAAGAATAGTTGATAATGGTTTTGAAACTTATGCTGCAAGTTCTGGAATTATAAATGTATTTTCACCTGGACACGGTTTAACAGATTCTACAACATATAGATTTAGAGGACCACCAACTACTTCTGCAGGAAGTGGTTTTGTTTATTCAAACCCTCAAAGTTTTGACGGTATATCCGGATCTAATATTGCAAAATCAGCTGGATACACCATAAGAACAGGTAAATACAAAGCAGACTCAGATGGAGCCGGAACTGCTGGTAGAGATGCAAGAAGTGCTTACTTAACAGATAACTTTTTCTTTTTTACAGTTGACACAAATACTGCTACAACAGGTAATATAAAAGGAGGTGGATACGGTTGTTCAATTGGACCCGTAACCATAGAAGCATAATGAATAAAATTAAAATTTTTTGGTACAGGCTTTTAAAAAAACAACATTGTTGGAATCATACAAGTTTCACAAAAAGTTGTCCATTCTGTAAGGAGATAGTAGCATAATGGCTGGGATAAGTTATTCAACTCTAGTTACACAGATAAGAAATTATACTGAAACAGATTCTAATGTTTTAACTACAGATATTTTAGAAAATATAATTTTAAATTCTCAATATAGAATTATGAGAGATATACCTATTGATGCAGATAGATTACAGCAATCAGGTAATTTAGTTATAGGTCAAGAATCAATTAATGCTCCTGCAGGAGCATTGTTTGTAAGAGGTATACAAGTTTATGACTCTAACTCTGCTATAACAGGTGCTAATACTTGGTTAGAAAAAAAAGATGTAACTTATTTACAAGAATATGTATCTTCAACAGCTTCTGATAAAAGAGGAAAACCAAAGTATTATTCTATGTATGGAGGAGCGACTGGAGATACTGATACTACATCAGGAAGAATGTTTCTTGCACCAGTTCCTGATGATACCTACAAATTTAGAGTGCATTATAATAAAATGCCAGCTACTTTAGAGTCTGGAAATACCACAAATTATATAAGCATGAACTTTCCAAATGGTCTATTATATTGCTGTCTTTCAGAGACATATGGTTTTTTAAAAGGTCCGATAGACATGTTGACACTATATGAAAATAAGTATAAACAAGAGGTACAAAAGTTTGCTAACGAACAAGTTGGTAGAAGACGAAGAGATGACTACACAGATGGCGCTATTCGAATACCAGTTAAATCAGCAAACCCATAGGAGATAAAATATTATGGCAATATCATCGGCAATTTGTAACAGCTTTAAACAAGAAATATTAGTTGGTACACACAACTTTACAGCGTCAAGTGGTAATACTTTTAAAATAGCTTTGTTTACAAGTTCAGCATCTTTAGGTGCAGGTACAACAGCTTACTCTACATCAAATGAAATTTCTAACACATCCGGATCTGCATACAGTGCAGGTGGAGCAACTCTTACAAGTGTAACTCCAGCTTTATCTGGTTCAACAGCAGTGTGTGATTTTGCAGATGTTAGTTATACTTCAGCATCTTTTACAGCTAATGGTGCATTAATTTATAATGATACTCAATCTGACAAAGCTGTAGCAGTTATAGCTTTCGGTGGTGATAAAACAGTTTCTTCTGGAACTTTCACAATTCAATTTCCAACAGCAGACGCATCTAACGCAATAATCCGTATAGCATAGGGGTTAAAACCTTATGTCCGCCAATACTTGGAATAAATCAGGGACTACCTGGAGTCAAGGTTTATGGGGCGAACAAGATAGCAATTTAATAGACCTAACCGGAGTATCAGCAAGTTTTTCTTTAGGAGAAGTAGTTTCTTTTGCCGAGCAAGGTTGGGGTAGAGATGATTGGGGAACTGAGCCATGGGGTGAAAGTTTTGATCCAGTTATTACAGTCTCAGGTTTTAGTTTAACAGCATCACTTGGCACAACCACAGAATCTAACCAAACAGGTTGGGGAAGACTTTCTTGGGGAACTGCTGATTGGGGTGAAGGTAGAGATGAAACTGTATCTTTAACAGGAATTGAACTTACAAGTTCTCTAGGAGATATTACTACAGAAAATATAATTTTCTTAGAAATGCTTTCTTCTAATGCTTCTATGAGAAGTGCTATAGGTAGTCCACAAGTTGATGGTGAAATAGGTGTACCACTAACAGGTGTATCAGCAACTTTTGCAACACCAACAATGTCTTACGTTGGAACTTTAGTTGGTTGGGGTAGAGATGCATGGGGAGATAATTCTTGGGGAGAATCTCCAAACCAAATTATTCCTTTAGTTGGTCAAGATGCAACTACAAGCGTTGGAGCACCTACATTAGAATTTGCATATGAATTATCAAGTCAAGTAGCAACTACAAGTGTTGGAAGTTTAAGTTTTGTAATTAGTCCAACAATTAGTTTAACCGGACAAGCAGCTACATCTGACGAAGGACTTTTAGGTTTAGCTTTTGGTACAAGCACTGAACCGGTAACAGGAATAGCTTTAACTTCTAGTTTAGGAACTCCTGGATTAGAGTTTGGTCCAAGTGCCATTACCGGTGTATCGGCAACAACTAGTGTTGGAGAATTAACTACAGGATCTATTGAATTAATTAATCTAACTGGAGTAGCAGCAACATCTGGAATAGGTTCTGTTACACTAGAATTTACTTATGAATTATCAGGTCAATCTTCTACTTCTGCTGTAGGATCTATTACACCTGCAGATGTAATACAAGGATTAGTATTAGATCAAATTACATCAACTGTAGGATTGTTAGGAATAGAGTCTTACGCAAACATTGACACAGGCTCAAATACATCGTATACAAGTGTTGCAAAAGGATCAAATAGTAGTTATTCTAATGTTGCAACAGGGTCAAATACGAGTTATAGTGACGTCGCATAGGAGATAAAATTTATGGCATCAACATACACACCTCTAGGTATAGAGCTTCAAGCAACCGGTGAAAATGCTGGAACTTGGGGAACAAAAACAAATACTAATTTAAGTATCATTGAACAAATTTCTGGTGGTTACTCCGCTCAGTCAATAGCAGGTGGTGCACAAACTACAGCTCTTTCAGTTTCTGATGGATCAACTGGTGCAGTAATGTCTCATAGAATGATTGAATTTACAGGGACTATTTCTGGAAATCAAATTGTAACAATTCCTTTAGACGCACAAAACTTTTATTTTTTAAGAAATTCAACATCAGGATCACACACAGTACAGTTTAAATATGCATCAGGTTCTGGTGATACATTTACTTTTTCAGCAACTGACAAAGGTGATCAACTTGTGTTTGCTACAGCAAACGATGGAACTAACCCAGACATTTATACTTTAGGGTTTGGTGCTGGTGACGGTGATGTAACTTTAACAGGAACACAAACTTTAACAAATAAAACTTTAACAGACCCTATTTTAAGTCCTACATCATCAACTGCTGGTAAAGTAGAATTTTTAGAAGGTACAGACAATGGTACAAACAAAGTAACATTGATTGGTCCTGCTGCAACAGCCGATGTCACAGTAACATTACCTGCAGCAACTGACACATTAGTTGGAAAAGCTACAACAGATACTTTAACAAACAAAACTTTAACTAGTCCTGCAATAGGAACAAAAATTTCAGATACAAATGGAAACGAATTAATTAACCTTACTGCAACAGGTTCAGCAGTTAATGAATTTACTTTAGCAAATGCTGCAACAGGTAATGGTCCAATTTTATCAGCAACAGGTGAAACTAACGTTGATATAAATTTAAATCCTAAAGGAACAGGAACTCTTAAATCTGGTACAGCTGCAGTTAAAATTGCTGGTAAAGAAACTATTTGGGTTCCCGCTGTTGCGATGTATCCAACAACTACAAATGGTTGTGCAGATTTAGCACAAACAGAATTAACAGCTGGACAACCTGAACTTAAATCTTTAGATTTTGATGCCTCATCCGATGAATTTGCACAGTTTGCTGTTGCATTTCCTAAATCATGGAACGAAGGCACAGTAACATTTCAAGCATTTTTTACAGCTAACACTACAAACACAGGAACTACCTCATGGAAGGTAGCTGGAGTAGCAATAGCTGATGATGGTGCTATTGATACAGGTTTTGGATCAGCTGTAGGACCGACAGCAAAAGCTATGAGTGGTACAGCAAACGATTTAGCAGTAACAGCAGAGAGTGGAGCAATAACTATTGCAGGATCCCCTGCAGCAGGAGAAGAAGTATTTTTTAATAT